CGCTCGCAGAGGGGCAATTTTGCTATCTTGAAAGTACGGGAAAACTACAGTTTTACACTGGAAGCGCATGGTCTAATGTGGGAAGTCAAAGAAATATAACAGTCTTTACGGCTAGCGGTACTTTTACGCCTGCAACTGGCGTAACTTATGCAATTGCGTACATTACGGGCGGCGGCGGCGGCGGCGGCAAATTGTCTGCAGGCGTCGGCGGCAATAGTTCCGTAGCGTTTGCAGCCGGTACCGTAACGGCTACAGGCGGCGGCGCGATAAATCATAACGACGCAACGATTTTGTATACCTATGCTGGCGCAGCAAATAGCGGTTACGGCGCAGGTTTTGCTAATGCCGACGGTTCAGGTAATTTTAGTTCATCAGGTAACGCAGGTAACGGCGCAATTATTGTCGCTGGCGGAACCGTAACGCCTGCAGTAGGAATAACGGTTACTGTTGGCGCTGGCGGCGTAGCAGGTACTAGCGGTTCGGCCGGCGGCACAGGTTACGTTTATATCGAATACTACGTTTAAGGACTAAACAAAATGGCAACATACGCACAAGTAGAAAACGACATAGTAATAAACGTTGTAGTAGCCGACGCGGCATGGATAGCCGAACAGCCTGGCGAATGGATTGAATACACCGACGCCAACCCTTGCGCTATTGGTTGGACAGTTACAGACGGCGTTTGCGACATACCACCACCGCCGCCAGTCGAGTAATGCAAGCGTTATGGGTTGCGTTAGTGGCAGGCGGTTTTACTGTTTTAGTAGCCATAATTAACCGCGCCGACAAAACAAGCCAAAAAGACCACGCCGAAACATACAAAGCATTAGGCCGCATAGAACAAAAAATAGACGGGCACGTAACAAACCATGAAAAACCTTAAAGCGCTTTTATCAAGTTACGGGCGGTCAGTTATCGCCGCCGTGTTAGCGGTCTATATGACCGGCAACACCGAACCAGGCGACTTAGGTAAAGCCGCTGTAGCTGCATTGTTACCGCCGCTTATGCGTTGGGCTAACCCAAGCGATAAAGCGTTTGGCCGTGGCAGTACCAATAATTAAAAAACTTGTTTTACCTGCCACGTTGGGGCACGTAAACCCAGGCGAACTACCCGCCAATATGCTTGTAGATATTAAGCCGTTTGGAAAACTGCACCCGCGCGCCGCCAACGCTTACAACGCAATTAGGGCCGCCGCGTTTGCTGCAGGTATAAAACAATTTAAACCTATTTCGCAAGGTGATACGTACCGGTCATTAGCGCAACAAACCGCAGGATTTTTACAGCGCTACACGTTGCAACCTATTGAAGGCGCGTCGACCCGCACGTGGCAAGGCCGCAAATATTATTTACGCCCAGGCAACGCGCCACTAGCAGCGCCAGGAAGTAGCCGCCATAACTTAGGTTTAGCCGTTGACTACGCAAACATGGCGGGCGATACGTGGGCGTTTATGTGCGAACAAGGCCCGCTATATGGTTGGTCATTAGAGGTCATGCCACAAGAGCCGTGGCATTGGTTTTATTACCCAGGCGACAAAACCCCCGAACCTGTAAGCCTGTACCTACAAGGGCTTAGGCCAGTATCACCAACTAGCGCCTAGGCGTCTACTACGGTTTTAAGACCGACGAAAAAGGGGTATTGCATGAACTTTCTAATAGCCAAAATCTTTATGGCTGTCACTATAAGCATGGCGGGGCTTGCGTACGCCTACGACGCTTACAACGCGCCTAGCGCCCTGCCTGTAACGCCCCCCGTTACGGTCAGTTTGGCACCTATGGCAACTTCGACTACTACAACGGCAGTGCCGTTAACAGACTGCCAATATGCGTTACAACTAGCCCAACAAGCGGGCTGGCCATTAACCGAAATGGGCACGGTAGCGCGCATTATTTACCGTGAAAGCGGCTGTAAAGCGGACGCCTACAACGGTAAAGACACGGCAGGCGGCAGTTACGGCCTATACCAAATTAACGGCTACTGGTGCCGGCCTAACAAGTATTGGCCTATTGGCTGGTTACAAGCCCAGGGCATACTAAAAACCTGTACCGACCTATTCGACCCCGTAGTAAACACAAACAGCGCTATAGCCATATGGCATAATTCGGGGTACGGCCCGTGGGCGTTGCCTAACCCATGACCGATTACCCGATACCCGACCCAGGCCTAACAGAAAGTACCCGACAAATGTATAGCGACAAATACGCCGAAACCTTTAAACATTTTGTAGACGAAGTGTTTAGACCTAGCCACGTACCAGCACCTAAGCCGGTAGACCACTCGATATTGCTAGACGAACTAGACATATTGCGCGAAAAGTATTTAGCCGGCACACCAAGTGACGAACACAAATTCGCCGCCGCAGTAATTACTTCCGCTATGGCTGTAATTATCGGCATATAAAAGTTATGGCACAAATTGACGAACGGGTAACAATTTGTTTAAACAGTCAAGACCGCGCGGAAGTAAATTATTTGTATCGAGAGCTAGAAACACAAACAAAACACTTACAAGCCCGCGACACGTTTACGCACACGTACACCCTTAAAGCGTCGTTTACTGGTTTAGTAGCCGAATACGCTTTCGCTAAATGGTTTGGCTATGACTACGTAATAAAACCGTATGACCCTTTAAATGATGACGTACTGGGCTATCAAATTAAAGCAACTGAACGTTACGACGGTTGCCTAATTAAACAGCCGCATAATCCAAGCGGCATATACATTTTGGGCATAGTTTTAAACAATTACAGCAAAGTCAGTTTTAGAGGCTGGAAAGATAGCAGCGAAATACAGCGCGCTTGCTACTGGCGGGCCGACGTGCCTAAACCTGGCTATTTTGTGCCCCAAGCTGCACTATGGCCGCTATCGGACTTACCGGAAACTATCGAGCTGCAAACTCACCGTACTACAGGCTTGTGGTAGCGTGACAGATAAGTAAGTAAACCCGACTAATAGAAAGATACCCGACATGACCGAAAAAGTGGAAACACCGAATACCCAACTACAAAAAGTTACGTTGCTAGTTGCTATGCACGATTACGAAGCCGACCAGTTAGACGCTGGCGAATGGTTGCTAAATGTGCTTTACGCTTGCGCCGAACAAAAAACAACTGGCTACTACGGCGCAAAACATATAGCAAAAGTTATGCAAGTGTTAAGCGTAGAAAATTGTGAAGTAGTGGTATCTAATGGCCTTTAACCTAGACAACTACGTAGACGTTCCAACACGTTTAGCGGAAGCAATAAAGCGTTGGCCTGATTTACGCATACAAGAAACCGATAACCAAGTAATAACAATGCCGGACGGCTCGACGTTTATTCGTTGCACAGTTACCGTTTGGCGCGACGTAGCGGACCCAATACCAGTTATAGCGTCGGCAGCCGAACCGTTCCCAGGCAACACGCCTTACACGAAGCGAAGCGAATACATGGTAGGTATGACGTCGGCATTAGGGCGCGCGTTGGGTTACATGGGTTGCGGCGTGTCTAAGTCAATAGCAAGCCGTAACGAAGTTGAAGCGCGACTAACCGGTAGCGACGCAACCATAACGCCAATGCGTACACCTAAAGAAGGCAGCGTCCATGCCAGTAGCAAGCAACTTTATATGATTAAAGCGCTTGCTAAAGGTAAAGGGTTAGACGACCTAGCGGCGCTTGAAGCCTTGCAACTATTGTTAGACGCCGACGACGTAATACTAGAAACCTTAACAATGGCCCAGGCGTCAAAAGTAATAGAGGCATGGAAACAATGAATAACTCAAACGAACAATACAACCGGTTACACGACCATATGTCGGCAATAGCGCGCGAACGCGACTACGCAAACCACCAATTAGACGCCATAAAGCGTTTACTAGACGAAACCACTAAAGAGCTGCAACAAGCGCAAGACGAACTAACGCTGGCTATTGAGGCTTTAGTACGCGCGCGAGGCGATAAACCGTGAACCGTACAGCCTGGTTAGCAGTTGCCTTTATGGTGCTATGTGCCGTGCTATTGTCGCGCACCGATTAGATACAGAACTTACAACTGGCTAGTAGCAATAGACCGTACGCCGTTCGCAGGGCGCGGGGTTAATCCATGGGAACATGGTTAGACCAGCGCGCGTTAAAGCTGCAAGACGAAAGCAATAACGCTAAGCGTTGGGGCGGCCTGTAAACATAACCAGGCGTAATGCAAGGTAGACGGATTGAGGCAGCCCGTCGGGTAGAGCATTACATTATTAGGCTTTAAGAACAGCAAGAAACATACTGATAACAAACCGACACAAAAGGACTAGCCCGACATGAAACGACACCGGCACAAACCGAGGGCAAGCGCGCCAGCGCGCGCCAGTTGGGTAAGGTCATAACGTGGCAGCACATAACGGCAACGCAACCTACCTAGCAAACCGTAAACGATTACTAGCCGATAGTCCTATGTGCCATTGGTGCGGACAACGTGAAGCAACAGCAGCAGACCACCTAATAGAACCAGGGCGCGGCGGTTCACACGAACTCGATAACTTAGTACCAAGTTGCAAGCCATGTAACAGCCGGCGCGGCCAAGCATACGGCGTACACCTACAACGCGAACAGTCCGCAAACCCAACGCCCATAAGGAAAAAAGACGCAACCACTAACAGCGTTTTTTTGCACGACCCACTCCTGCCCCCGCATCTC